TGCTGTAGTACCACCAATGACAGAGCTATCTATAACTGCTCCGTCTAGGTTCATAGCTACTGAAGTACCAGTAGCACTAAATAATCCGTCAACAGTATCGAGGTCGGTATTTATCTTCGTACCCCAAGTATCTGTGGATGCTCCTACTTCTGGTTTTGTTAAGTTTAAATTTGTTGTAAATGTATCTGCCATAAAATTTTATCCTTTAAGCTGCGTCTTGTTCGCCTAATTCATTCCAAGTAGTAGATGGATTAGTTTGATCGGTCCATGTTGTACTTGTTTGTAAATCTGTCCATGATGTATCTGGATTCGCTTGGTTTGTCCAGGTATCGGCTATTATATCTTGTTCTGTCCATGTTTCATCAGGAACAATTATATCTTCCCATTTTAGACTACCAATAGCATTAAATCCACTTAATTGTGTGATTGTAGATGATGCTCTATCTATCTGGTGTCCTACTGCATTAAAGCCACTTACAGATTCTAATGTGGCAGCAGCACTTATAGTAAATCTACCAGTAGCTGTCATGCCTGATATAGCTGGACCAAAGACTACACCACGGTCTATTTGTGTACCAGTAGCAGTCATACTGCTTGATGCAGTTATTATTGATGCGCCTGGTATTAGTTTGGTTGGTACTGCGCTTACACTAGATGTAGCTGCTATTGTTGCAGAACCTAAGTCTATTTGTTTTCCTACTGCTGTAAATCCAGATGTTGCTGATATAACTGCAACACCTCTATCTATTTGTCTACCAGTAGCTGTAGCACTAGATACTGCACTAATAACCGCTTGTCCGCGATCTATCTGTCTACCTGTTGCACTAAAGCTTGATACTGCACTTATAGTAGATGCAGCAAATTTAACTACCTCTCCATTACCAGTAAAATTAGATGTTTGTGCTAGGGTAGAAGCACCAAGCTTGATAATAACGCCAACCGCTATGACGTCTGAAGTTGATGTAATGGTTGCTAAACCAAATCTTTTTACAGATGATTCAGCAGAAAATCCTGATGTTGATTGTATGGTGGCATCACCAAGTTGAAAAACAGGTTGTCCATAATGAGACTTCCCATAGCCACCATAACCATAGCCTACTGAGGCCATTATATTACGCTAATGTTATATCTAAATCGCCAGCGTCAAATCTGAATACATCACCTGTACTTACAGTTTTAGATGTTGTTAAGTTTGCATAAGCTAATAGATTACCGCTTGATGAAGCGTCTAAAATACCAACTGCAACGACTGTACCATAATCTGCTGTAGCTGTTGGATATTCAATAGCTGCTGAGTTTGTTGCTTCAGTTGGGTTTGTACCAGAAACAGTAAATGCTCCTGATTGTCTTGCATAAGAACCGCCAGTTACTTCGGTACCACCACCTGTATCTGTAGGTGCTACAGTATATAAAGCAACATACAATGTTCCTGGTGCTGTATAAGCATTACCACCAAATACATGGTCTAATACTTTATCTTCTAAGTAATCACTAAATCCAGCCATATTGTCTCCTAATTATTATTCCAATAATAAATGTTTTTACCAGACTTGCCATAAGTTCTTCTTCTTTGCATTAGAGATCCTTTGCCAAACTCTGCTTTCTCTTGTTCCATTCTCATCTCTTCTAATGCCTTTTCAAATTGTGCTGTAAATAACGGCACTCTTTCATCTTCCATTAGATAGATAGAAGCATGTTTTAAAGCACCATATAGATAAGCATCTGGATATCCTGTGGATATAAAGTTCGTTGTATTAGAACTGCTTAAAGCATCTATAGTGCCATAGTATGTTAATTGTAGCGTATAACTTGCATCAGGGGTAGGTGCTAACTCTAATGAATTATCTACAATTGCATAATAAATTGGTTGACCAGTAACATTATTATTAGCTTTTCTATATACATCTAATGATTCTAAAGACTGTTGAAACAATGGTCTGAAGTCGTTTGATGTTATTTCTACATTAATAGCTTCTAACCAATCTGTTGGTAAGCTCATGTATTGTCCATCTGCTGTAGCAGTTGCACGCTTTACCATGTCTTTGTTTCTTAATCTTCTGTTAAATTCTGATTCTGTTGCATCTATAAAAAAGTCTAACTGGTCGGTTAAGTCAGACCTGTTTAAGAAATTTGCAATATTAGTTTTTAATTCATCGTATGTCATACTTTACCTTTCCATGTTCTAAATGGTTTGTTATCTGAATGGTTTAGCCATTTCTTCCATTGCGCAGAATCTTGCGCCCATCCTTCTCGGACTGCTCTTTGATATACTACCATAGGTATTTCTGCCACATGGCGTAAATCTTTACCAGGTGTATATTCAGATAGATTTTTTACATAATCTAAAGTTGGCTGTATGTTCTGTTGTGTGTGATACACAACCTTCTCATCTTCTGTTGCGAATACAGACTTAAAACCTTTTTTATGATCTATTAGTGTTGTCTTTGCCATGTGTAGATTTTAGCACAAAAAAAAGGGATGCCGAAACATCCCTTTAAGCTAATTGACTAAACTTATGATTCGTTTAAGTCAGCAACGATTCCGTGTGCAGCTTCGTTAGATACTTCTAAACCATACTCACATACAATCATTTTTGTCTCAGCATCGCCTATTGTAGCAATATCAACAGTTTTAAAGTCTCTTAAGAAAGATACTTTAGCAAACTCTGGATCTACTAATAGTAATGATGCTTCTCTTGATCTGTTTGATGGAACGATTTTTAGTTCACCAAAGTCAGAAGAGTATACAGATACTGAAGCTTCTACAGTAGTTGCATCGATCATTTGTCTAGCTTGAGTTCTACCAGTAAAAGTAGAAATTACTTGCTTGTTGTGTGGACCACATATAGCCATTGAAGGCTCAGCTCCGTTACCAAACATAGTTTGTAGAACGCCTTTTAATAAAGCTTCTGTCAAGTCTCTGTCTGTTCCGTCAACTGGAGCAGCACCACCACCAGCACCTGAACCACCAGAACCTCTGGATACGTTAGATGTTAGCCATGATTCAAAACCACCAGTTACCCTAGCTGTTGTAGCGTCACCAGTTGTTTTAGCACCGTTTTGACATAAAGCTTCTTCCATGTCTCTTTTCAATGCTTTAGCCATAATAGCTAATTGATGAGCCATTTCTGATCTTTTGCCAGCTGGGTCTGAAGCGTCTTGAGAACCAGTTACAGTTGCATCTCTTTTTGAGATCATTGCAACGTTACTTACTCTAGTTGTCGCTGTAGAAGTAGATCTTGATAGTTCAAAACCTTCTAACTGACCAGCAGCACTTGGAGTAGGTAAGACTTCTGTCTGCCAATCAAACACTACGTTTTTAATATTTCTTTTTCCGATTGATGACATAAACGGAGTTTGCATTGGAGAGATGTTGTAAATAATATTACTTAAATCTTCTCTGTCAGCTGTTGCCGAATATGTGTCAAATGCGTTAGTTACCTTTGCCATTTTTATATTCCTTTATAAAATTAAATTAATTGTTCAAAAACTTTAGCTGCGTCTTGGACTTTTCCAGACTTAGCTAACCTTTGTTTTGCTTTCTTCACAGGTGCTGCCGATTTAGGTCGGTTAGTAGTTCCAGGTCTAGCCACTCTTGCTGGTGCTTTTTGTGTTGGTTTTTTCTTTGTGGCTTCAACTGTTTTAGAGTTTAACCAAGCATTTCTTAAACCAAGCAAAGCACGATAATCATAAACCTGTTGTATTTCTTCAGGTGTGTAGCCTAAAGTGCTTACAGCATATTCACTAATAGCAGCTTTTTCTTTAGCAGCAACCTCTTGGTTTTGCCATTCTGGGATTATTTCAAGAAGCTTTTGATTGCCGTATTCAACAAATTGTTGAATTTGTGTTTGCTGTTTAGCTAAAGCCTCTTGTTGAAGCCTTTGTTGTTCAGCACTTACAGCACTAAGCTTTTCTTTCTTTTCATCCCAAAGCTGTTTTTCGCGAACATACCCAACAGGATCATCTTCGTACAAAGTGTTCCAGTCTGGTTCGTTAGCCAGTTCGCCCTTTAATTGGGCTTCCATCTTCGGTAACAACTGCGAATAAATCGCATCTCTTTGCGCTAACTCTGCTTGCTGCTGCTCAATAGTCTTACGCTGTTGAGAGAGTTCTTGTGTTTTACGCGTATAATCTTGCTGACGAGAATATCCATTGACGAGTTCCTCTTGCGTGACTTCTACCTCTTGGCCATCTACTTTTACAGTAAATGTTTGAAGTTGCGGAGCTTCCTCTTCAACATCTGTTTGTTCTTCATCCAGTTCTTCGTCCTCATCATCAAACTCTTCGTCATCTTCTACATCTTCTTCAAGATCTTCAGATACTTCAGGTTCTTCTTCAAGGACTTCTTCTTGTGTTACTTCTTCTGTTTCTGTGACTGCATCCTCAACCTTATCCTCTTCAGGGGTTAAGAAACTTTCAAACATCGAAGTAGTAACTTCCTTATCAGTTTGTAAAGCAGTCGGTTTATCCGTTATTGCCATAATAAATACTCCTTATGTATTTAAGAGTATTTTAGCTTAATAATGTGTAAAAAGGGAAGGTTTAACCAATATTTCTAATTTTGTTTATATTAGCTTGTGTGAGTTTACCTTTCTCAGCAATGATACGCAGATGTCTTTCAACCTCTGGTAATAGTAATAATGACCTGTGGATATCTTCTCTAGAAGTAACATCATCAATTTCTCTTGAGTTTAACCAATGAGTAATGTATTCGTTTTTAAGATTTTCTACTGCTTCTTTAAAAACCTCTGAGGTTAATATTTGTTCTGCTTGTGCAGCTTTAACTACTTCTTCGTGTGATACTGACATTAAAATAATCCCATAGGTAATTGTTGGTCTACAGAAAATCTACCGCCAGTTGGTTGTTTAAAACCAGCAAGTTGTTCTTCTAGCTGTGCAAGTCTTGTGTCATAAGCTGTCAAATCTGGTTGTTGGAAAGTTGGCATATCAATACCAGCTATAGCTTTAGATATATCATCTTGTGTTACAAACTTAGAAACATCTGGAACTTGTTGTTGTGGTATAGACATTAATATATCTTGTTTTAAAACGCTTGGGTCAAAACTTGGTATATCTTCTAACCTAGCAAGACCACTTATATCAGGAATATTAATACTTCCTCTCATATCTTCCATAAGTTCTTTTCTTAATGCTTCTTCGTCAAAAGTAGGCATTGTTGGTATATCTTCCAACCTTGCAAAGCCAGATAAATCAGGTGCTTGGTATTGTGGTATATCTTCTAGTCTAGCTAAACCAGATAAATCAGGCATTTGTGGTATATTGATGCTACCCCTCATATCTTCTATCAATTCTTTTCTCAACGCCTCTTCATCAAAAATATTGGGTGCTGGTAAATCTTCTTTGGTAATAAACTTTGATAAATCAGGTTGTTCAAAAGTTGGTATACTTTCAGCTATTCGCTCTTGTACTATTTTGTCTATAGCATCTTTGTCAAAACCACCACCAAATAATTTGCCTATGTTTAATAAATTACTTAAAGGAGGTAAGTCTTGTTTTCTATCTACAGGTATGTTTACACCACCAATACCTGTTCCTAAGAAATCAACATTATCACCCATGCGATCTATAGAACGAGAACGCGGAGGTGGTGCTGGCATGTCTTTAGGTCTGTTTAATTGTTCTTGTGTATAACCCATTGGTTGTTCTGGAGAATAACTTAAGCCTGGTGCAATAACTTGAGACATTGGCATACCGCCAGCTATAGAACGCGCATAATCAAAACCACTTGAATATGTTGGGTCAGAATAAGGTATTGTGTAGCTACCAAAATCATCTGGACCTAATTGTGGTCCTTGTTGTTGTTGTCGTATGTCTGCAATTTGACCAAGAAAAGAACCTCTGCCTTTACCAACATTATTTAAGTTAGCTATATTAGCAGAACCTAAACCTAAGTTACCGCCTAATAGTGAACTTATATTGCCTAATGCTGCTATATATTCTTTGGGATCTTCTGCTATTGCCATATTAACCTGTTATTAACTTGTCCATTTTTTCGTCTAGCTTGTCTAAACGGTCTATAACTCTGTCTATACTGATTGTTAATTCAACCTTAGTTACATAATCTTTTGCAACTTCTTCGCGAGTCTTATTGAGTAGTATATCAACTCTTTTTAATTCTGTCGCGTTGGTTCTTATGCTATGGACTATAGGAGCAAAGATTAAAGTAATGATTATATTCCAATACATCATTGGGTCCATGCTAATAACTCCAGATATGTGGTCTTGGGCGACCTTGTGAATCTTTAGATATATCTAGGTGTATAAACCTAGCATTACCCTTTTGGTTGACTCCAATACCAGTAAAACCAAAGTCTTTTGCTTTAGATATAATTTCTAATGCTTGCTTGCCTCTAACGCCTATGTCAGCTGCTAAACCAACAGCATGTGTGCCTGGTTTTGATTTGTTTATTTCTACAGGATGATCTCCACATCTATAACCACTTGTTATCTTAAATGGAAAACCACAATCAGTTCTAAGCGCTTGTAGTTTGTCTATAAGCTCATGTTCTATTTTGTTTTCACCACAATGCTTACAAGCAAATTCTTCTAGTTTAAAGTTATCCCAACTCATCTAGCAACTCCTTTAGTTTTTTCAAATGTTCTAAGTCCGCCAAGTCCTAACATACCCATCAATACAGTCATCAGCGATCCCATGTCAAAGGATGGTAATACAAAAGATATTCCAAATGCTGAGAGTGCGAAGATAATAATAGGCTGAAGCAAAAAGTGATAAAGCAAAGCAATACCGCAAGTCCAACCCACAAATGGCCGCCAACCGCTAACAAATATAGACTTATGGCCAGCTTCAATTTTATTAATCTCCACTTGAGCCATATTTGCTTTATGTAGTTCTGTTTTAAGTTCATGGTTTAGTTTTGCCTGTAAGTCCTTATCAGGTACTAGCTTACTAACTATGTCGCTTACTGGACCTATTAACTTATCAATCATTTTTTATTTTTCTTTGTTTTCTTCTTTGGTGGTCTACCTACTTTGCTTCCGTATGTTCCTTTTCCTTTTGGCATAATGTTTCCTCGTCTATTGTATATATCGATAGTTTTTGGCTTTTGCCTTTAACACTTATCGGTTTTAATAATTTTAACCTAAATTTACAATCTATGGCAGTAGAATAACCAATCAATATGTCTTTTCCTACCTCTTTGGTTGCTGATTCTAGTCTTGCAGCTGTATTTACGCAGTCACCAATAGCAGAATAATCAAACCTAGTATCGCTACCCATGTTGCCTATAACAGCTTCACCAGTATTAATACCTATACCTATTTCTATGCCTAGTCCTGCTTTCTTCATATTCTTAGTTATTTCTATTGCTGTCTCTACTGCTTTGTTTCTATGATCGTCCAAATCTATGGGTGCATTAAATATAGCCATCATTGCATCACCTATATACTTGTCTACCATGCCACCATATTTTTGCACAGCGTCTGATTGTATGGTCAAAGCCTTGTTCATAATCTTAGTTACTTCTTCTGGGGTTAATCTTTCTGATAAAGATGTAAAGCCTCTAACATCTGTAAATAAAAATGTTGCTTCTTTTTTCTCACCACCAAGTTTTAATAAACTAGGATTGTCTTGTAATTGTTTTACTTGTCTTGGATCTAAATAATGTTCAAACTGTTTTTTAATTTGTTGACGCAATTTATATTGCTTTTTGTAGTTAATATAGAAGGCAATAGTAGAAGTTATGATTTGTGAGATAAAAGTCCATGAAAAATCTATTAAATAACCCTTCTGAACGCTATATGCTCCTAAGAAGCCTGTGGTGAATAGCAAAATTACAGCGATACTTAGACCCTTAACTACACCGAGATAATTAATTACAAGCCACGTCAACGACACGAAAATTCCAAAAATCAAAATTTCAGCCACTAATGACCATTCTGGAATCCTTGGAGAGTTTTCTATAAGAATTGACTCAGATAATGCTGCTTGAATCTTGTGTGGTTCTAATAATCCAGTCGGAGTTGCAATTTGTGGCATGATTCCTGGCGCAGTAATTCCAAGAAATACAAACTTACCAGCAACATTCATTTCTTGTAAATCTGTTTGCGGTGTGTCTACCCAACTAATCCACTTGCGACCAAGACTATCTGTTTTGATCGGTGGTATTCCTCTAACTGATATTTCCTGTATTCCATTATCACTGGTTTTTATAATGTAAGTTCTTGCACCTGTTAGTGCTTTTAATACTTCTGTACCAAAAGAAGAAACATAACCATCTGGTGTTTTTAGTAGTAGTGGTATTCGTCTGACTAGATTATCAACATCGGTGGGTGCAGCAGATATACCTTCTTGTATATAGTTAGTTCTAAGGTTGTGAGTATTCTGTACTACACCCTTTGCAAGCATACCACCAACATCAGGTCCTTTGATGACCGTACCAACTGTTTTTGGGTATATTTGATTTGGGTATTCAAATGAAGCCAAAATCGATGTACCATGTTTTAAGGACTCCGCAAAAAATTCATCACCACCAAATCTATCTGGATGCGGAAAACTAACAACCCAACCCACACCTAATGCACCAGCATCTATAATCTGTTCATGTATTTCTCCTAGTCTTTGCCTTGGTATAGGCCAACCGCCTTCTGTATCTATATCCTCTTCGGTTATGTTAAGAATAGTAAAGTAGCCAGAAGGATCTTGTTTAGGTACAAGATAATCAAATACTTTTAGTTTTAATGTTTCTGTTGGCGTTGACTGATATAAGACAGGCAACACTAGTATTATAAGTATGGTGAATAGTAGTCGCTTCATTAATTACTTTGAGTGATTTTGATAGTGCTACCAGTACCACCATTTATTTTAATAACATTGGATGCACCATCTTGTATAAAGATAACAGTATAACTACCAGCAGAGTCTATATCTACTCTAGCTGTGTCACTCACGCTACGCATAAGTGTTAATACTTCTCCTGTTATAAAAGATGTTATTTGGGTGCCTAAGTCTTGACCTAGTTTAGTACCAACAATATTAGTAGATGTAGCGTCTTGTGCTAACTGATCTTCTTGTTGTATTTCCTGTAGTGCGTCTATGACATCTAGCAAATCTTCTAAGAAGTTTACGTCAAGATAGTTTATATCTAACTCTGTAAACTCTAGCTCTTTCTCTGAGTCTAAGAAATCTTCTTCTAAGAAGTCCTCATCTAAACCATCAAAGTCTAGTATGTTTTTCTTTTTAGTTTGTGTTGCTTCTTCTACAACCACCTCTTCTTTAGGTGGATTAACAATTAGCATATTGTCTATAAGGTCTAGTGTTAGGTCTAAGATTACAGGTGAGCTAGGTGATTTCTCAAAGACATCTACTGTTGTAGCTTCGTATGGTTTATTTAGTGTGACTGTACCCATGGCTGTAGTGACCAATATCTCGCCACTAGAATTACCAAATTCATCTGGTAAAAGTATTAGTAATGACCTGCCTATTTCATCTACGGTAACTGTGAAATCAGTACCACGAATTGCTATGTTTGCTGTGGGTGTTTTAAGATCTATATTGTTTTTATCTATCTTGTTTAGATTGCCAGTAATAAACCTGGCTGTACCAAGACCAAAGGTAATAGCCATTTTAGACTTGCTAGGGTTGGGGTCAAAGATATATTCGTCTATGGTTAGCTGAGAGTTTTCTGTAAGTCTTACCTTGGAGTCGTCTAGGAACGTAATAGCCATACGACCATTAGTCGTAACCGCTTCATCATTTTGTTGTATATCAAAAGACTCTTTTGCTTCATAAGGTTTGTCTCTTAGTATCTGTGCCGAACCATTTAGTTCAGATATGTTTCCTATATCAACAGCTTGTGCTTGTACCTTGGTCGTTTTGAATGACGCAAACAGTACCATTAGAACCAGTAGAGTTAATCTGTAGCCAATCAGAAGCAAGAGTTGATGACTGTATGATGTTGAATGTTCTGCTGTTTCCTGTTTGGTCAAGATAGAAGTATCCACCTGCATATCCGCTTCCTGTAAAGTTTACTGTATTGCTATCCCCATCTACATCTACATAGTTAGTAGCACCATCATAGTTTATATCAAAATCAAATGTGTTGCTGTCGCCGTTGATTATCCAATCTAGATCAAGATCGCCTGCAAGTGCAGATGTTCCTGTATCTAACGTAAAGTTGTTAGAACTACCTGTTACATCTACATTATAGTCTGAGCCATCAATACCGTAAGTATCTGTAGGATCTCCTTGAATAGTAAAAGTATTACTATCTCCATCAAATTCAAAAAAGCCAGTAATATTATCACCCAAGATATCACCAAGAAATTTATTAGTATTACCTATTTGATTTATATCAAGCGTTAAGTTTAATCCATCTAGGTCTAGTGCTGTTAGCGTACCTGCAACAGAGTTTAAACCACCAATAATATTAGATGATCCTAGTTGCTCTAGATCTATGTTTGCTGTAGCACCACTTTGGTCAACATATATTTCATTGTCAGCTGCATACGCAGATAAAACAGCAAGGGTTAATCCCAATATGCTGTAGTAACTTATTATTCCTAAATCATTCTTGCTCATCAATATTCCAATATCCTCTGGTTGTTCCTTCCTTAATTGTTTCTAAAACAGCGGTTTCTATTGCTGTTTGTAGTGCTATATTGATTGACTCGTTCCTGACTAAACCGTTTTCTATTTCCACTAGTTCGGTATTGTCAGTAATAAAACGAAATATATCTTGATCGATAGATGCACTTAATATCGTTTTAGTTACTAATACTTCTAGTAACACTCTACCTGTACTTACAGATACAGTTCGTAAAGATATGGTTACGGTGTCTTGCTTGTATTGTCTAGACATTCCAATGCCCAAATACCTAGCACCTGCACCCCCAGACTTTACATTACTTTCATATGATATCACGCCACCTTGCATTATCAAACCAGCGAATAATAAATCTGGTAATTTATTCTTGTCTTTATTTTTCTGTCTAGCGCTTCTTATTATCTGTCGTTCTTTAGTTACATGGTCCAAACCAACACGCTCAACCACATCAAAGAAGCCATCTTTATTACTACCTGCATGTTTTAAAGCTCTAATAAGATATGCGTCTGGTGCTTGTGTTACCGCAGATGAAAAAGTTGCATAAGAACTATTACTTCTTCTTTGTCCTGTTTGATCTGTAAAAGAACCTTGGTATATAGCTACGACTGGTTTTACTTTATTGTTTGCTTGTATATTCGCAAGACCAGGCACAAGCAATGAGCCTATCGTTGGCTTTTCTATTTTTTGTAATGGGGGTAG